TCCCCACTAGACGACTAATTTCAAACTGACGAAGCATGAATCCAATCAGAGCAAAGGCACCGTGGAGAGCAACAAAGGACCAAAGCCCTCCAAGTTGGCACCACCTGACGAAACTGCCCTGAGCCTCAGGACCCCAAAGTAGAAGAAGAGAATGACCCATAGCATCAGCAGGCGTCGAGACAGCTGCTGTAAGAAAATTAGCACCTTCAAGATAGGAACTAGCAATGCCGTGGGTGTACCAACTCGTGACAAAAGTCGTGCCAGTGAGCCAACCACCAAGGGCAAGATAAGCAGTGGGAAAAAGAAGTAGTCCAGACCAACCCACAAAGACAAAGCGATCTCGTTTAAGCCAGTCATCAAGGACATCGAACCACCCCCTTTGTGAAGGTTGTAATGTACTTGCAACCATTTTTTTGTACCTTTAACAACAACATTTAATTTGTAACTTGTAGCAGGCAAGGTAACATTTGTTTACATTACCCTGCAAAATGGACTGAGGCGCAAAGAAAAGGGGTCCGTGGACCCCTAATCAGATTGTATAATGAACTAGATCAACCGATACTAGGTGCAACGAGAGCAACAGGAGTTGACTCAGCAGCAGCAAGGTCGAGCGGGAAGTTGTGGGCGTTACGCTCATGCATAACTTCCATTCCCAAGTTTGCACGGTTCAACACATCTGCCCATGTAGGGATGACGCGACCGCCGTTATCAAGAACGGACTGGTTGAAGTTGAAACCGTTGAGGTTGAATGCCATGGTTGACACGCCAAGGGCAGTGAACCAGATTCCAACAACAGGCCATGCGGCAAGGAAGAAGTGAAGACTTCTACTGTTGTTAAATGAAGCATATTGGAAGATCAAACGACCGAAGTACCCGTGAGCAGCAACGATGTTGTATGTTTCTTCTTCTTGACCGAATTTGTAGCCGTAATTCTGACTCTCGTTCTCAGTTGTCTCGCGGACGAGTGAGGAAGTAACAAGACTTCCGTGCATAGCAGAGAAAAGAGATCCACCGAATACCCCAGCAACACCGAGCATATGGAACGGGTGCATAAGGATATTGTGCTCTGCCTGAAACACGAACATAAAGTTAAAAGTACCGCTAATACCGAGAGGCATACCATCTGAAAAACTACCCTGACCGAAGGGGTAAACGAGAAAAACAGCAAATGCAGCAGCAACAGGTGCGCTGTATGCAACACAGATCCAAGGACGCATACCTAAACGGTATGAAAGTTCCCATTCACGACCCATGTAGCAAGCAATTCCGATAAGGAAGTGGAAGACAACGAGTTGGTAAGGACCACCGTTATACAACCATTCATCCAGACTTGCTGCTTCCCAAATAGGATAGAAGTGTAGACCGATTGCGTTAGAAGATGGAACGACAGCACCAGAGATGATGTTGTTTCCATACATAAGTGAACCTGCGACAGGTTCACGAATACCGTCAATGTCCACAGCAGGTGCGGCAATGAAGGCAACAATGAAGCAAGTTGTAGCAGCGAGAAGGGTTGGGATCATCAAGACACCAAACCAACCGACATAGAGACGGTTCTCAGTAGACGTGACCCATTGGCAGAACTGTTCCCAGTTAGAAACACTTCCCCTACGGGTAAGAGTTGTACTAGACATTGTGATTAAGAGTAAGTAAGACCATCAGGGACATGGTGGAGTTACTATTCCTACACCACCCTCAGGTGTAGGTATGAAAGACTATTGTTTAGTGACGCTGTTTAGTCTTGGTGAGGCGTCGTAATATGTGTTGTTTTGCTAACAACAGTAATAATATATAGGCTTTACCCAACTTTGTCAACCCCTTCCATAGGGGTCAGTTCAGATTCTGGACCAGTCAGACCCTGCTCATAGCAGTAGGTGTCATAAGCGTCCTTGATATCATCGAATACCTTGGGTGAGAATTCGTGATACGATTCAAGGAGTCCCTTTGCAGACCCAGTGGAAGTGAACCAATGACAGAAGTCATATACTGTTCTGTCTATTGGTACTTTGTGATGTACTAATGCACCCAGACAAAAGCGCCTTTCTTCAAGGCGCTCTGGGTTGTACCTCCAATCTTCATTCATGACGGTAGAATCCTAATATGTTTTGGATGTTTGAGATTCAAACTCCGTTTATCACATAAGAATTGATAGAACTCTGCCTTAGTCTTAGAGAGATTCTTGTATTGGGACAGTGTGACCCACCGTCCCCCATCGAACCATTCCAAACTGTACCGTTCCATCAATCTAAATGCGAATCAAATTTATTTAGACTTGTGGTGTCTCTTCACCTGATTGGTTAAGGAATGCCCCAACTGCAAATAACGAGAGAAGTATTCCTGTTGCTGCGAGTAGAGGATATCCAGTCATTAGAAAATGCCTGGAATGATTTGTCCTGTGGTTGCGTAAGCGCCGATTGCTGCAACAAATCCGATCATTGCTGCCCAACCGTTAAACTTTTCTGCTTCTGGTGTCATGATAGTGTACCTGTTTTGTGTTGAAAGTGTGTAATGATTTCTTAGATGCCGAAAGCACCAAAGAAGAAGATGCTGCCGCTAGCAGCGTATGAAATGACTGCTGCAACGAACCCAAGCATAGCAAGGCGTCCATTGAGAAGTTCTGCTTTTTCATTATGTGTGACGGACACTTCCATCACTCGCATAGGAGGTTCCTTTGCGAACATATTTACGTGTCCTTGATCGTTCGTTGTAACGGTCATGATAGTCTCTTTATGAAGAACTGTTACAACTATATATCATTTCTTAACATTTGTCAAGAGAATGTGATCGTGTCTGTGCCACTTCCACCAGTGACACCTGTGTCAATGCTGATGTTACCATCGTAGTTTGTGAAGGCAGCATCAATAGGTGAGGACGGATAACCGACCCCATCAATTCCTGACAAGTCAAAGTTCAACTTGTCGAATGCTTTGTAGTTTGATTCGATGGAAGTAATTCCTTGATAGTGACGCCACAGTTCGCTGAGTGTAGAGGCGTCAATGTCTGCGTCTGCATCGAGTGCAGTTTTAAGTGCTTGGCGAAGTGCATCGCGAGCAGCAACGAGATCAGTTTTAAGAGTCATGATACTTTCTTCAATGAATAATTTTTCAATTTACCATGTACTGCATCAAGTTTTTCTCTTGATACATTGTAGTCAGACTCGATGAAAGGTACATCGAATTGGAACTGAGCATACATTAGCAGATCATCAAGAACTTGCAACTCGTCTTTGGTATAGACGCTCAGCAGTTCTTGCTTCCACTCTGATACGAGTTCATTCATAACGAGATACTGTGTCTTTTACATAGGAAGGCACCCCATCAGGGTCCAACCACTTTGTGTATTCAAAGTCTTCCATTGCAAGATCAATTTGCATGGCATTATCACAGAGGTACATGTCCTTATACCTGTTAGTATAAGCATCACACTTCTGGATACGGTAGTCTTTGGTTCCGTTGTCTAGGATACCAACTTCGACGTACCTATAAGGGAAACGTTCTAGAAGAACAACTGGTTTCATGTATATGGAGGATAACCTAGGCATAGTATAGCAGGTTAAACGAAATGATACCACCCCGTAGCGATTAGTTTATCTGATGTGTCTGATTTGCGACCCTTATGATGGTATGTCCAATCAGCAGGCCACACAACAGTAAGTCCTTTCTGGGCGGGGATGTAGAGTTCTTGATGGAACCATTCTGTCCCACCGTCTGATACTGTATTTAGATACGTCATCCAGACCATATGTCTATATGTGTTGGATCGAGAACTAGATTGACGTTCGCAATGCCACATGTGGTATCCACCACCTGCTTTGTAGTATTGCAAGTTAAAGAACTCTTCCATCTTCCAACCGTTTGTCTTCGCAACCAGCGGAAACTTGTCAACGTAATTATTCATTACTCGATTTACTTCCGCTGTGAAGTTGCGAACCCTCTCATCAGTGATTCCAATAAAGACAGGGTTGTCCATGGAATCTTTGATGGAGGTATCAATAAGTCCACTACCATCGTCAGCAATAGTCTCACCTGGCCACTTCTCAAAGATAGTTTGAGTATGATAGAAGTCTATTAAGGCATCTGTAACAGACTCGTCAATGACTTCTGAATAGATGAAGTCTGTACGAGGTACTGCCATACGTCCATCGTAGTATATTGGGTCAGGTGTGTAGTGCATTATGCTAGAACATTGTCTGCGATGAGGTGGTCAATTAAGTAGGCATAATCTTCTTCAAGATCTATTCCCCAAAATCTTACTCCTTTATTTTCATAAAAGCGAAAGACTGCTGAGAACAGATTGGGATACTCGTCAAGAGATACATCTCCGTTAGCAGCATCCCGAAGAATTTGCAAAGAGTTTGCAAATTTAGATTGGATCGTCATGAACCTCTCCTACTCTATGTGATGGTCTCGGTCTTTGGAGACCGACGAGACAGGCAGGGATCGAACCTGCGACCGACTGCTTAGAAGGCAGTTGCTCTTTCCGCTGAGCTACTGTCCCGTGGGGTCTATACCCAAGCGGGACCTTGAATCCATCCTACGAGTGAAAGACGTTCGCCAGACTTAACTGGTGCTACTGCATGGTAATCATCGGCATGAAAGAAAATAATTTGTCCTGCTTTCAGAGGAATAGTTTGATTGATTAATGAGAATTCTCCACCCTCAAAATCATCGTTTAACAATAGAGTGAAAGAGATCTTACGGATACGATCACCGTTTCTCTTGTCTCTGTGCCACTCACTCTCGTCTTGATGCCAATCATAATGGTCTCCTTCTTTATACTTAGTCAGTTGTAAAGGTTCTATGAAGTCAATATTAAAGTGCCAACACGCAGCGTTGTTGACTCTTGTTACCCAATCCTTTACTTGTTGATTCATGTCAGGATCATCCACGAAACATACGTCGGATGTCCTGACTCCTTCTTCTATTTCTGTCTGTTCAAAATTCTTTTGTTGTGAGAGGAATGTGTTGATGGCATTGAATTCATCATCGTCAAGGTCAACGGTGACATAACGGTCACGATAGTTCATAGGTGCTATTAATATGTTCGCTAAGGTTTACTGCTTCTTGCACATTACCTTGCTCCACCAACTCATGAAGTTCATCGATGAGGATGTCAAGCATGTCGAAATCGTCTTGGTCAAGGAATTCCATGGGTGGTTGGGAGAACTCTCATGTAATTATATATGTAAGTTACTCCCTCGTCAAGGGCGTGGGGTCACTTTGTGAGGTGTCATCTCTTTACCCATTATGTTGAAGGATATAATGGTTCTGGATACACCAGTGAAGTTAGGTTCCTGCATGTGTGGCAGGTAGGAGGGGAAGAATACACAGTCACCCTCTTCCACGTCAGGCATAAAGTCTACCACCTCACCATTGATGTAGTTGTGGAAGGGAGCGAAGAACGTGGTTGCTTTGTGGATCTCAGGTTTGAAGTCCACGTATAGTACAGCAGTGATACCTACTGGACCATGATTATGTACGCCATGGAACTGTCCGTTTGCTGTGGTCTGATGCCACATTGCTACGATGTTCCTGATGTCTAGTGGATAATCACTCTGCATCTCGTCTAGGATCGGTTCTAAGGCGTCTAAAACCGTCCAGTAATACTTGGGCATGGCCTTGTTCGTAACAAGATCATGATAGTCAGTGTCCATCTCGTGTGTATTGAGACGACCACCAGTAATGTGTGCCTGAGGACTGTGCTCATCACACGCTGATAAGATAATTGGTTTCCAGTAGTCCCAGTTAGGAACCTTAAAGGATTCAATCGGGATTGTGAACATTTTTAATAAACCATTCGGCATCAACAACGACAAGGGGTTTCTTTCTATTCTTTTTCATGAATAGGATAGGTTCATTATCACCTGAGTTCGCTGTCGCTTGTTCGTATGCATTCCATACGTTTAGTTTTTCCACATTCTTGCACTCAATGCTAAAAGGAAACTTCCTTCGTGCGTCTCGTGCCATGATTAGATCTTCACCACCTGCACCCATCGATCTGGATTCTATATCCTCAGGATGAATGTCTCTGTGTTCGATCAACATATCACGGACCCACTTCTGGAAGTTACGTCCTTTTGCTTTGGCGCTCTGTGGTTTCAATCTGCGTACCCATCATCATCGTCACCATATCTATAACCGATACGTGGTTCATTGATAGGTTTGTTGTACGCTTCGACATCTTCTTTGATCGCATCTTCAAGGGACTGTGCCAACAACTTCAAGTTGTGTGCAATCACTTTCACTTTTTGAATGTCCATAATTTAATCATGATAGGGTTCAATTTCTTGTGCCTTGATAGACTCCAAGACTTCTGTCCAGTCTTCATTGAATTGTGCGAGACCATCCTTTGTCAAGATGTGATCATACATCTTCCAAAAGATCTTAGGTGGCATGGTAACAATCTTGGCACCATACATGAAGCATCTAGAAACGTGGTGTACATCTCTAAGACTAGCAGCGAGGATGTTAGTGTCAACATTGTGTACACTGTATGTCTGTGCAATAGCACGAATTAATTCTACACCACTGAATGAGTTGTCGTTACAACGACCCACGAATGGTGACACATACTTAGCACCTGCTTTCGCTGCAAGGATTGCTTGCGCTACTGAGAAGATAAGCGTGACATTAACAGGGATCTCGTCCTCTGCTAGTGCTGCACATGCTTTAAGTCCTTCTACTGTACAAGGAACTTTGATAGTAATGTTAGGGTTGATCTGGATGTATTCATCTGCTTGATCCAACATGTCTTCTGCTGTATCACCAGATACCTCAGCAGATACTGAGGAGTCCCATGAGAACAACTCACAGATTTCCATCAACACTTCCCTAGGATCCCTTCCTGCCTTCAACATAAGAGATGGATTAGTAGTCACTCCATCAATTAATCCAGTGTCAACTGCTTTCTGGATCTCATCAACATCACTGCTGTCAAGAAAGATTTTCATTTCTCCTCCGTAGGAACATAATAATTTATGCGTATAAAAAAGGACCCGATGGGGTCCTATGTATTTACTTTGTAGGTTCGTAGTCCTGAGAGACAACTTTCTTGTTAGTCCGAATGCCACGATACATCATGTTAAATCGGTTAACTTGCTGTTGCTCTTGTAGAACCTTTTCCTTATATGCTTCGGCGTCATACTTCACGCCGCGATAAGTGATGGTAGTCATAGTAGAAACTCCTGAAAGTAGGGTGGATTAGACCCGTTCCTTCAATCGTTTGCGTCCCTGCTAGTCCAGAAGTGACAGTCCAATGGGAGGGTAGATTCCTTTACGGTCTCCACCAGTTCGACTTTCACTTCTTCTGGAAGGGTGGCATGACCGTTGATCTTTTTGACCAACGCTCTTGCATCCTGACAGCTTAGTGATGAGTAAAGTAAAACCTCAATCATGGGATGAACGCTCCGTTCCGCGATCTACTTGCGTCCCCTAAGGGATGAACGATGTTGTCATGTTATCATGACATATCTATTTAGTCAAGTTGTGTGTTTTTTTCGTAACCTATAAGGTTTGTACCCTTTAAGTTCCCTCTTCAAAGTGGAAAGATAAGTCAAGTGGTCCCTGATACCAATTTTCGGGTCTCTCAGCGAGCCAATCGTCTTCTCCTCCGTAGTCCTGAACCGTGAAGTTTGTTTCTTCTTCCATTTGTTTGACATTAGGTCTTCTATTAAAGTTGAAAACCTGCAAAAGACGACGCATCCACATCTTGTTTAATGCCTCCAACGACATAGGATTCAATCTCAGTTTCCTGAGGGGCGTTCTGTTGACCCTTACTATTTAACCAGTGTTCGGTCCAAGGTAATGGATTGTTACTTGCAGGAATATCGAACATGGGATCAATGCCAACTGCCTTCATACGACGGTTAGCAACCCATTCTACATACTGACTCAGAAGTCTTTCATTCAAACCAATCATGCTGCCTTGTGAGAAAAGATATTGTGCCCACTCTTTCTCTTCGACAACTGCTTCTGCGAACATGCTCTTGACATATTCTTTTTCTTCCAACGCAATCTCTTGCATGTCTGGATCATCACCCTTCTTCCACTTGTACATTATCTTTTGAGTAAGTGCAAGATGCTGGCTTTCGTCTCGGGCGATGAGAGAGATAATTTTAGCGGATCCCTCCATAAGTTTGAGTTCACCAAACGCAAACGAGCAAGCAAATGAAACATAAAAACGGATACCCTCTAAGATGTTAACGTTAGCAACTGCACGATACAGTTTGCGTTTAAGATCTTTAATGGTCCAAGTAGCAGTAGGCGAATCCTTCCAACTTTCTTTCCACATATTACCATCAGCATATGAACCCACAGCATCTAGGAATTCATCATACGCTTTGGTTACCGACTTTGCTCTTGCCAAGATCTTCTCATCTTCAAGAACTGTATCCAATACCTCAGAAGGATCTGGGTACACGTTCTTAATGATGTGAGTATAGGAACGAGAATGAATCTGTTCCATGAATTGCCACACACCCATGCAACCTTCTAGTTCTGGGAGTGAGCAGAAAGGAGAGAATGCCATACCTGGTCCTCTACCTTGTACACTATCTAGCAGGATCTGATACTTCAAGTTAGAAGTATAGATATGTTTCTGCTGTTCATTCAAAGTCTTATAATCTGCACGATCCTTTTGGAGAGACACCTCCTCTGGACGCCAAAAGTATCCTAGTTGTGTTTGAGTTAGTTTGTCAAAGTCAGGATACTTGAAATTGACATACTGTTGCATCCCCAAAGGGGCACCAAAAAACATTGGTTGCTTTTTAGCATCAGTTTTCTTTGCGTTGAAGACTGTAACTCCCATTTTCTGCCTCGTAGGTTCCGTAGTTGCTGACATAATAAAGAAACGAATTGATTCTAGGTTGCACCTGTAATGACTTGCAACACTCCAAGTACGAATCGAAATCCTCTTGGAGTGCTTTACTTAATTCTAATGTAACAGTACGCTTAGATCTGGCGACTGCTTTCTCTAACCTAGACGTTGCAGGCATCACACTCTGCCTCATCACCGCTCATGATATCGTTGATAAGATTTTCAAGAACTACTGTGGAGTCAACCTCCTCATCTTTCTTGAAGTCGTAAGTATTTTGATAATAAGATGTCTTCCAACCATACTTGTATGTGCTGAGAAGATCATTTGCCATGACAGAAACAGGGATCTCGTTGTTAGGGAATTGTTCTGGATTGTAAGACCAGTTACCACTGATCCCTTGATCGAAGAACTTTTGCATAACAGCAACGATCTTGATGTATCCCTCGTTAGAAGGCATGTCCCAAAGTAAAGTGTAGTTCGCTCTCAGGGAGTTGTACTGAGGTACGATTTGTTTTAGAGGACCTTTCTTTGACTTTTTAATGGACAGGAAGTCACGAGGTGGTTCGATTCCATTGGTTGCGTTTGACACAACGGAACTGCTCTCCGAAGGCATCTGTGCGGACAGTGTGCTGTGTCGGAGACCGTACTGCTTGATAGAATCCCTAAGAGTATCCCAATCATATTCTAATTTGTTCGCAACAATTTCATCTACTTCCTTCTTATATGTATCGATAGGAAGAATTCCATCGGCATACTTTGTATGTTGGAAACCATCACATGCACCACGCTCTTTTGCAATCTGGTTGGATGACTTCAACAGGTAGTATTGGAATGCCTCAGTGAGTTCATGAACCAACTGCCATGATGCAGAGTCACTGTACTTGACACCTTGCTTAGCAAGATAGTGTGCCAGTCCAATGAAACCAATACCAAGTGAACGACGTGAGAGTGTAGAACGTCTTGCTGCCTGTACAGGATAGTCTTGATAGTCAATCAACTCTTCAAGACCACGAACTGCAAGGTCACATAGGTTCTCTAACTCATCAATCTTTTTGATCTTACCGATGTTGATAGCAGACAGAATGCACAGAGCAATCTCACCAGCATCTTCATCGATGTGTTGGATAGGATCAGTAGGCAGGGTGATCTCTTGACAAAGATTACTCATATTCACCTTGTCCTTGAAGGACGAGTGAGTATTACAGTGATCGATGTTCATCAAGTAGATACGACCAGTCTCTGCTCTCTCTTTTAGTAGTGAAAGGATGAGCGACTGGGCGGGGACACTGCGTCCAAGACACCTCGGGTCCTGCTCGTACTGGGTATAGAGCTTATCAAAATCGGGAGTCCCAAAAGCATCATAAAGACCAGGCACGTTATGAGGCGAGAAGAGAGTGATGGTTCCATTAGAAATAAACCTCTCATAGAATAGTTTACTCAGTTGAATCGAGTAGTCAAGTTTCCTGACACGATTGTCCTCAGTTCCTTTGTTGTTTTTAAGAACAAGGATGTCTTCTATTTCTTGGTGCCAGATTGGGAAGTGGACAGTCGCGCTTCCACCTCTGATTCCATTTTGTGTACAGCATCTGACAGTCGATTCAAACTTTTTAAGGAAAGGGATAACGCCTGTGTGTTGTACTTCTCCACCTCTGATTTTACTGTTGATGCCACGGATCCTACCCGCGTTGATACCGATACCCGCCCTCTGTGCAACATACTTGCCGATAGCCATATCAGAAGTAAAGATGCTATCGAGGGTGTCATCAATATCAACAAGAACACAACTAGCAAACTGTCTAATGGGGGTGCGTACTCCCCCCATGATTGGCGTTGGGATGTTGATGAGGTGTTTCGACGTTGCGTCGTAGTATCTTTGGACGTATCCAAGTCTTATATCCTCGGGGTATTTTTGGAACAGGGTCGCAGCGATTAGCATGTACATGAACTGTGGAGTCTCAAAGACTTCGCCAGTGCTACGATCTTGTACAAGATATTTATCTGCTACCTGACGGATGCCAGCATATGTAAACAGATAGTCACGATCATGGTCAATATATCCATTCATAATCTCCCACTCCTCGTCGCTATAAGCGCCTGCAAGCGTCTTGTCATAGACTCCGAGTGTGATACCCTTGTCAAGTTGTGTTTTAAGACATGGGTGATGGTCGGGATGCGTCTTGTAGACTGACTTTCTCAGTCCAAACAGCAGCAAACGAGCAGCAACATACTGATAGTTTGGTGCTTCCAGAGAGATCAAGTCATTAGCAGACTTGATTAGAATCTCTTGGATGTCTTTTGTTTCGATCTTGTCAAAGAATTGTAGGTTGGAATTCATCTCAACCTGCGACTCACTGACGCCAGCAAGATCACGACAAGCGTGTTCTACCATACGATGAACTTTATCGAGATCCAGTGGGGTGGACTCTCCGTTCCGCTTGACGACGTTAATGTTCATACCTTTTTCCAGTTAGTAAATTTAAGTTCTGCCTCTAAACCAGAGTACGTGTTGTCTTTTATTATAGCAGCAGGATCAAGTCCTTGCAATACCATATCGTTTATGTCCTTGTGCTTTATGGACGTTGGCCATATAACAACCGACTCCTTCGCTCTGATGGCAGCGTCAATCCGCTGCACGATCTGCTTGTTTCTAGGTTCGTTGTCGAAGACCCAGACCCGATCTCTATAAGGTAGAGAGCGGTGGTCAACATCGCTACCACACATAGCAATAGCGTTGGTAATGAAAGTGGAGTCGAAGGGTCCTTCCGTGACATAAACGGTCTCCTCAGGGTTTACATGGTCTTGTCCAAAGAGTTTGAGTTTGTCCTCAAACATGATTGTGATGTATCGTAGCGTGCTTGTTGCCGCCATAGATCTACCCTGCACTCCAAACCAAGTACCATCTGAACCAACGAGAGGGATGATAATTCTAGGTCGATCATTTTGCAAGTTGTCGAAGGTATGTTGTTGGGTGTTGACCCACTGCTTGAAATGATCGGCATAGTAAAAACGTCCCAGTTGTTCCTCTGGAATCTGACGGTTAAGGAGATATTGTTTCGCTGGGTGTTCTATATTTAGATCAGAAATCTTTTTGAGTCCTGATGAAAATGTGGTTTTGTTAGTAAACTTTGGCGTACTATCAGGCACCACAAGTTTCTCGATTGTCGTGCCCTTTCCAGTAGCATTCCGTCGATACTTTTCTAGTTGATACTCAGAGAAAATCTCTGGTGAAATGTCTTTCAGAAAGTTAGCGGTTGTTCTACCAATGCCACAGTTGTGACACTTATAAACCATACGCATTTTGATCAGAAAAAAATACCCCCGTGCCTTGTTCTTATGTTTCTGTGAGTCTCCACAGTAAGGGCATCGGAAGTTGTAAAGTCCGTCTTTGACTTTCTTAAACTTGTTTAATTTATACGAAGTTCTTTCTATGAACTCCTGATCTACTGATCCTCTCATCAATGACGGTTTCTACTGGAAGTAGCATACCAGTTTTGTTTTGATTCGTCAAGCTCCTCATCAGTGCCTGACCTGGTACGCTGACCAGAAATGAAATGACAGTGAGAGCACCAGCGATGGTCCACATCTTTTTCTCCATCGCTCTCAGACGATCATCGATCAGTCTGATGTCACGTTCGCAACCTCTCTTGATTGCTTCGGTATCTTTGTTGAGGTCTGAGTGTAGTCTATCAATCTTTTCAAACAATACTTGATCTACTTCGTCTTGCTTGGATAACTTTTCGTTATGCACAGCAAGCAACTGACCCATCTTCACACTGTTATCTTGAAGCGAGTCAACTACCTTTTCTAATCTTTCTAGAATTGCTGAGTTGATATTCTGTTCCATTATTGAACCTTCATTGCCGCTTGGCGTTTATCCCAATAGAATTTAATTACTTGGGCAGGATACAATCTCTTGACTTTGAATTTCTTCGCCATCTCAGGTCTATACATCTTTCGGAGTTCGATCTTGACCTGTGCCTCAGACTTTCCATACAGAATGAAGTCTTGTGAGTCTTCATAGGATACACGGAAGGGCAGATAGTTGTCAGTCTGTTCGTTGACCTCTTCGGTCTTGACCATATCAGCAACGCTCTTTTCAAAACGACGCTTCTTTACCTTAGCACGGGTGAGTCTGGTAATACCAGGTGGTTCGTGAGACGGAGGGAGGGCAGTCTCAGCACCAGTGCCAACAGAATTAGTAGGAGCGTCTTCGTTGATCATAGCGTATCTAATACTGACTTTACACCTTTATCAATGGATACATTATGTAGAGAACCAGGTTGGTCCTCGGAGTATCTATTTAGATAGATAATAAATGTCTTCAAGACTGGCCAATACTCTCTTTCAAGTTTGTACATGAGAAGAGGTAACGTGCCTTCGCCGAAAACATTATAAAGAACAATTAAATGATTAAGAATCAGGTTAGTACGAAGAACCCCGTTTTTCACATACCTTTTGAGTAAGCGTTTCAGATACTTAAACTTCTTCATGTCTTCCATGAAGTCATCTAGTGTAACCGAATGGGGGTTCTCGTAATACTTGATGGCAAACATTAAATGATTCTTCTCATTTAATTCATCAAAGTACATATTAAGTTTTTAGTTATCAAGAACCGAAGGTAACGGTAGCAGCACCATTAGAGATTACTTCTTCTGTACCACCCGTCGAGGTAATCTTGACGCGATACTTGTAACCATCCAATGCATCGCTAGCGAGACCACTATAAGCGAGAGTCGCTGTCGTGAAGTCTGCATATGTGATACCTGTGTCTAGTGAAGCAGTGATGTTAACCCAACGTGTAGTTGCGTTAGCAGTCTGACGCTGCCACTGATAGGTGAGAGTGCCAGGTGTACCTGTGGTAGAAGTGCTGAGCGTGAATGTACCAGCACCAGAAGATGATGTGCTGTTAGCAGGTTGTGTACCGATGGTCACAGCAGATGCAACGTCAGCAACCACAGCGTCATCACTGTCGTCACCAGCAGTACCAGCAGCAGCGTGAACGAATGCAATGCACTCTGCCTTATGACGTGTGTCACCATTAGCAGTAGTGTATGACTCATACAACCACCAACCAGGTCCAGTAATACCACGAGACTTGTTCTCTGCAAGAAGCATCTCAGTGGTGTCAACGAACACTAGGTCACGAGAGCGAGAGTCGCCACCCTTGACCACAAATTCTGCAACTGCCTTAGGAGCAGTTCTTCTTACTGCACCAGACAGACCAGCGTTAGTGCTGCCTGCATATACTTTGTGCAGTTCGATTGATGTTGTGCTTGTTACTTGCTTAACGATGTATGCAACACCGCCAAGTTCTAAAATGTCGCCAACGACGACAGTATCAGCAGCGTTCTTCGTAACAGTGGCGTCACCATTGGTGACCGCTACATTATTTGAGAAGGTCGCGGCATCAATTTTTCCGAAAATTGCCATTGTTTTCCCTATTGTGGATTGTATTCCTCTTTATATTTATAAAAAAAGGGGAGTTGTATCTCCCCCAAAGGATCACTCGCGAGTTGCGATTGCTTCCTTTACAGTTTCAAGTAGTTTGTCATCCATGTCAGTCTTAGTAAGTTTGACTGCTTTACTAAGCACGACCAGACAGATATCAATAAGTTTCTCACCGAGTTCTGCGTCTTCGGGGATCTTATCTACGGCATCTTTAATAATTTTAGATGCAAGTGGGAGTAGAAATCCAAGCATGGTTTTTCATTCAAAGGTTCTACTCTATATAGCATCAATCTGGTGTAAACTTCTTATCTTTCATGTATCCCCACTTACCTTTATGTAATGCACGGATACCTTTCTTAGAACGTGTAGGAGTTTCTTCTTTCTTGTTAATGAAATCCTTATAACGCTTGCCATATTTCATGCGAGCGTCACGTTCTTTGTTCTCTTTCTCTTGCTTAGCAATCCGCTTCATCGCCTTAGGATCTTCAAGATACTTAGACGACAACTCGCTCAGGAAAGTCACTTGACCCTCTTGCCCTGACGCTTAGCATCGAAGTCCTGAGTCATCTGGATCATCTTTGCCTTCATACGGTCCTTTGCCTTCTGCTTAGCAGCAGTGTCATCAGCAACAGGTGCAGATGCATACTCATCGACTTGCTCGACTTCTTCCTTCTTGACGTCCTGACCAGGTTCGTACCACTTGCCATCGCCATCGGAGTCTTGCCAACGCTTACCTGCCTTGGCGGCTTTGATGTGTTTATCTTTCTTTTTTGCTGCCTCGCGTAGAGTGTCGAGGTTAGCATGAACTTGCTTTCTTAGAGATTCAGACATGAGATCTTCCTTCTTTGGGTTAATGATGACTGGACCTTTCTTCTTAGTCTGTGTCACCGTTTTGTTTTGGTCAGGTTTCATGACCGCTGCCGCCTTGTTACCAGGCGGATTACGTGGCTCGTTCATTCTTCGATACCTAATTCTTTACGCCAATCATAACGCTCTTCTGACATTCGTCTAGCGAGGTTACGTGAACCGCGAGAGACACCTCGTGCTACTGCACCAACTGCCTTCTTGATTCCTGACTTGATTCTATCACGAAGTCGTGGGCGGTTACTGTCACTGCCACCGCTGCTACCACTGCTGGAACTAGAACTAGATCCAGTGTCACCTGAACTGGCACTCACGCTTCTGGAACTTCCACCAGATCCACGATCATACCCTTTCTTGAAACTACTAGCGCCACTCTTAGCAGCACGTCCAGCAACACCAGCGGCATATCCTGCACCAGTTGCTGCTGCCTTACCAGCAGTCTTCAAACCTTTTTTAACTGCACTACCAGCAGACTTCAATGCTGCCTTCATGCGGTCCTTACGAGCACTAACCTTGTCGATTTGCTTTGCTTGGAGACGCTTACGTGCCTCTGCACCAGCATCAGTGCTACCGTTCTTTGCTTCTTTGTTCTTCTTAGGTGCCTGAACTGCAACGTTAGGGAACGCTGAGTCCTTAGATGGTGCCTCAGTAAGAAGTTCGATGCCATCAATGATGTCAAGTGCTTCAACGAGCAGATCATCATCGAGTTCTTGAAGTGCTTCCACACAGATGTCATGGAGTTCTTCATATGAGAACTGATCAAAAGCATCATCCTCATAATCAATACCGAAGGACTCAACGTTAAGAGTCTTAGGGTAATCCTTTTCGCCTGGTTTAGCAGGACGTTCACCACGCTTACGCTTAGCGTGGATGTTTGCCCAGAGACCTTTCTTCTTCTCTTCGATAGACTCTACCTCTTCTTTTTTGAGGTTTGCCTTACGCATTTGTAGTTCGGCACGTCCACCTTTGTCCATCCTACCTTGTGCCTTTGGTTTCTTAGAACCACCAGCAGGTTGTGGACCAGCACCACCGTCGTCTACTCTTCTACCATGAGAGTATTTTGCACCACTCATCTTAGAGTCACCAGAGA